GTCCTTGATGGTGCTGCCGTTGAATGTCTGCTCAAACGGTGCGCTGATCAACTGGAAGATGCACAACGGCACGGCTTCCATGCTTGGTGCTTCTTGCTCGTAGATGCGGCCACCCACTGCAACATAGAACCCGTTCACGTTGAGTTGCTGGCTGATCAGTTGCGTGTAGAACGCTTTCACAACGTCTTGGCTCATGACTTGCCTCCGCCTCTTGCAATTTTCGCAAACGTCCGTTTGGCTGCTGCTGTTGCAGCCTTCTGCATTTTCTTCTTTGATCGGTCAAGGGCTGGACGCAAGTACGGGCGTGCTGCTTGAAAGATGGTGCGGCCTGCGCTATCAGTGCCAGCAAAGCCATACTCTTGCCGACGGGCATAGACCAGATTACTTCCAACACGCACCAAAGGCTTTGGCCCAAAGTTCTTGCTGTCATCAATTTGAATGCGACCAAGGTTGCCGGTTTGCTTGTGCGGTGGGTTTGGCGGTCGTGATGGCGCACCCGGCCCACCTTTGTTCAACTCTACTTTTGTTGCAGTTTGCAACACGACAGCCGCAGCATATATGGCATCCTTCGCCATTGCTTCTGCAATCTTTTTGCCAAGCATGATGTCGAACTTGTGGCTCATGCTACCGCCGTCGAGTCCTCTGTACAGTCAACCACAACGTGAGCCAACGAGGCAGCACCAGAGAACATGCCGGGCTTGATCACGCCGACCACTTCCAGAAACCGCACGCTGCTGTCTGCCGGGTCGGTGAACTTCAGCCGGTTGGTTGGTGCGATGGTCACGCCTGCATCGAAGTACACGCGGTGCGTGATCACCAGTTCGTCACGACCGGCTTGCAGAGGCTCCGAAGCACCGGCTGGCTGAATGAACCCGGTGACAATTGAGCCGTCCGAGTACGTCAGCACCGGGAAGCCTGACGCATCGTTCGCGGTTCCGGCGGTCTGGATGGTGATTGACACGCCATGCTTCGTGATGAGTTCGGTAACGCTCACGACTTACGATCTATGAATTGTGCCAAGAGTTCACGGATTCGCTCCGATGATCGGATTGGATCGGACGCACGGGTGTACGAGTATGAGCCGATTGACTCAGACTGCATGGTTGGGTTCTCGGCCTTGTTGCTGTAGGCGTACTGCACCAATTCGATGCAGGCCTGTGCAAGGTCAGCAGGTATCGCGCTCAGGCCGTCAAAGCCTGCGTCATACTCGACGAGGATGCCACCAAAGGTGTGAGGGAATGGCAGCCCTGCGTCAGTGGCTTTGCCGAAGAACAGCATGTCCGCTGAATCCACGAACTCAAGCGTGGCACGATCATCATGCACGCGGTACGGGATATCGTCGCGGTCAGGGAACTCAACCTGTGCGGTCGAGAGCATGACGTTCACGCCGCCTTGGCGGAACAAGTCAATGCTCAAGCAGTTGGTTGACAAGGTTGCATCAAAGCCAGACACAGCGTTGATCGCATCGACAAGGCCCGAAGCCGTGTCATTGTTGGCAGACGCAAAGACAAGCTCGGTCGATGTCTTCGTGCCGTCTGACTGGTGACGGGTCAGAACTAAGCGGTCATCTTGCACCTCGACAACTGCACGCAGGTCGCTGGCGGTGTCGCTGCTGACACTGAACGCGATCTTATTGCCGATAGCTACGCGGCTGATTCCAATGACCGGGTAGTTGCGAAGCCGCAGCCGTCGCTGCCCAGAGCCGTTGTATGACTCGCGATAAGACTGCTTCCGGAAGTTGCGGTCACAGTACCGCTCGATGCGGGTTGACTCTGCGTTGATCAGGCGTTCGATCAGGGCATCATCACCGGATGTGCCAACCCCCAAGTACGCCTTTGCATCGGCTAGAGATACGAGTGCGTTGTCAGCCAGAGCCATCAGAGTCTCCTGTTCCCCCCTCAGCCCGGCAGCCACGAATGGACTGCCGGGCTTTTGAGAGGAAGGTCACGGGTTGTGAATGATCAGATGATCACGCGGCCTTGCCAGTCGGCAGAAGCAGCGGTGATTGGTCGCTGATCGTTGAGAGTAAACGCTGCAACATAGTTGCTGGACGAGGCAGGCCCGTCAAACGAGATGGTGATGTAGCGCTTGCGACCACGAAGGTCAACAACGTACACAGCACAACCATCGTCGGCAGCCACAGCGGTTGGAGAGGTGACGGTGCTGGACAAGTCAGTGCCGGAGATGTCGGCTTGACCGGAACCAGAAGCGTCGGACTCTTGCAACTTGAGTGCTGCCATAGCGCCATCGGAACCACCAGAGGTGAAGAACTGAATAACGAGATAGTCAGCGTTCAGGGTGTCAATCTCCTTGGTCGCTGCCGAAGCATCGGACTCGGAGAAGTGTTTGAAAGTGATGTCTTGAAGGGAGATCATTTGTGTGTCAGCCTTTCAATTAGGAAGCAGCCGTCTTGAGGGCAACGATAGCACCGGCGGTGCTGCTGTCGCCAACATCGTGGCAGTTGATGTCAAAGCGAGTCGTTCCACGAACACCGATTTGGTCGGCCTCGAAGAAGCGATCTTCACTCACGGCAATCTCGGTTGGCCGACGGTCGCCCATCGTTGCACCGAGGTCAAGCGCACCGAAGTACGCACAGATTTGAGAGTTGGCTTCAGTCTTAGGCAAGACATCAGCAAGCACGACTTCGTAGCCGAACAAGGAAGGCACAGCCACGCCACCAGCGAGGGTGAGGTTGGTGTTGCCGCCAGCATCGGCGAGAAGATCCAGAACCACGGTGTGGTAGAACTGGGTGGACATGTACCACTTCGGAGTGCTACGTGAGAACACGTACTCAGGAGCAAGGCCGACAGTGCCGGTCAAGTCTGCAAGGGTCAATTCGCTGTAGGCGTTGCCCGAACCAGTCTTGATGCCTGCGGAGCCAACCGAGTTCTTGAGGCCAACAATCCCGTTGTAGGTAGAAGTGCCATCGCCGTTGAAGCCAGCGTCATCTTCCTTGTTGGCGAAAGCGTAAGCCACTTCACCAGCAATGTAGTCGCCCAAGTTCACAACAGCGTCTTCAGCGAGTTCGCGGCTGTACTTGGTCAAAGCACCAAACTTCTTGGCGACCAATGACACTTGATCGAAGGTGTTGTCAGACTCAGTGATCGAAGCACCTTCACCAACTGCGTAGGCGGTCAGACCACCGGCACGACGGTTGATGAGCAAGGTGTCACGGCTCATGTTGAGAACGCGGGTGTTAGCACGGAACTTGCCGTACTCGGCACGCAGATCAATGATGGACTGTTCGAGTTCGTCAGGAACCAAGAAGCCGCCGAGCGAGTTGTTGGTTTCGCCGTGTGCCTTAGCACCGTAGCGATCCGAGACCCACTGTTGAGCGGACTTGTTGCCCATTGAACCCAAGAAGAACTGACCAAGACCGTGTGCGGTTTCGGCGTCTTTGAGGTGCTTGAGATTGCCTTGAAGAGCAGGAGCAGTCACGACAGGCGTGGCAGCGGCAACACGACGGCGGCCTTCTGCTGCTTGCTTCTTGACAAGATCAGCGACAAGAGCGACAGCGGACTTTGCAGCCTTGTCTTCTTCTTTGTCGTCTTCCATTTTGGTTGAAGCCTTGACTTCTTCCTCAACCTCAGCACGCACAGCGTCGGCCTCGTCTTCCATTTGCATGGCAGCCACGAGTTCGGCGATGGTCATGTCTGGCTTGAGGTCAACCATCATCTTCTTTCGGATATCTTCCGACATGGTTTTTTCCTTTGTTTCAGAATCAATAGAACTTCGCTCTGGCTGAGTCGCCGATGCCTGCTCTGCTTCTCCAACTGCCTGCCGACAGTTGACGCTCTCAGGGGTCTCGCACGATGCCTGCGAACAATTACATACATCGGCTACGTCGCCGGTGTCATTGAGTTGCTTGGTGACTTGAACGGCAATGGCGTCTTCGTTCATGGGCAAGGGCGCAACGCTGTACTCCAGCATGCGTGACTTGCTCACGATTCGCTTGATGTCATCACGACCGTACCGGTCAAAGTCTTTCTTGGTGGGCTGGCGCACTTGGGTGTACGCAAAGCCGATGCTAAACGCCTTCACAATGGGCGGATCAGAGGCGAACATGGCGAACACCTCATCAGGCAGCCACTTGCCCTCGTAGCCTTCAGGCCGCTCAGGGAACTGCGTGACCGCCATGATGCCACGATCAGTGTGCTTGATGCTGGTGCAGACGCCGCACGGGGCTGCGTAATCGTGGTTGTAGAACACCGTGCCAGTCTTCTTGAAGCGTGAGAAGTCGATGCCTTCAGGCACGACAACTTCACCTTCTTCGTCTACTCGATCCGTGGTGATGTACGCAAGCAC